TTATCGTAGGGACCCGTGTTGCTCCAGTAGATTTATATAAGATGATTCGGGACGGTCAACAATGGACAGGTGGTAAATCTCCCTTTACCTACTTTGCCCAGCCAGCCGTACTGGAGTTTGATGAAAATCCGAAGAACTGGAAAACGCTTTGGCCATGGACGGATAGGGCTGAAGGCGATAAAGATGAGGCTAATGCCGAAGGACTTTACCCTAAGTGGGACGGTCCTTCACTTTTTACTCGGCGTAGTGAAGTGGCACCTTCCATATGGGCGATGGTCTACCAGCAAGAGGACGTCACCGAAGATTCAATCTTTTCACCCACAGCAATTGCAGGATGCGTTAATGGTATGCGAAAGCGTGGGCCACTCAAACCAGGAGTCCCAGGACACCCAAAGCACATAGAGTCTGCTTATACGGTTATAGGCCTAGACCCAGCGATGACTGGTAATACTGCTGCGGTAGCTATTACTTACAATCGCAGTGATAGTATGATTTATGTTTTAGATGCTGTCAATATGACAGAGCCAACCCCTGCGAAGATTCGTGCCCTTATCGAAGATTGGGTACAACGCTATAAGCCACAGGAATTACGAATTGAAATCAACGCACACCAGAAAGCATACGCACTCGATGATGAACTGCGTAACTGGCTTTCGATGTACGGCTGCCAACTCAACTCTCACTTCACTGGTAAGAACAAGTGGGACACTTCTTTTGGTGTGGCTTCTATGGCGAGTTTATTTGGCAGTATTAGAGATGGACGATTTCAAGATAACAACTCGATAGAGCTACCTTCTAACGAAGGAAGCGAAGGCCTTAAAGCTTTGGTACAACAGTTGATTACTTGGAAGCCTGAGACTAGAAACCCTACAGACTGTGTAATGGCTCTCTGGTTTGCAGTCATTCGCGTCCGCGAGTTAATGCAACAACACTCACAGTCAGCAAGATGGATGCAAAACCGTTGGGCAACAAGAGCCCAAACGGAGAGAAGATTCTCAATTAACTTAGATGAAGCTGTTGCAGAGCAATGGCAACAGACATACGGATAGGAACTAAAATGGCAAAGATAAAGCGCCAATCGGTTAGCAAGGTTGAAGATAAAGCTTACTGGGCTAGACATGCTGCACAAACAAATGACTATCAGGCGTCAACTGTTGAAACAGTAATGGACCTCAATCGCGGAAGAGCTAGAGGGCTAGATAGACTTCTTGGTAGAACGCCAACCGAAGGCGAAAGAGATGCAGCAAGAATCATGCAGAAGACTAAATCTGCTGAACTTGATAGAAGTGCTACAAGAGCAAAAGGCGTAACTAATCGCGCTGCAGCAAGAGCGGTAAAAGAAGATAGACGACGCGGATTAACTGGCCGTGCTTCTGGTGGAATTACAGGTAAGGGTGCTAAGAATGTTAACCCTACCTACAACACATACTAAGATTTAGTTAGGATATAATGGCACTTTCAATTGAACAGATTGCAGCACGAGTTGACTCGTTGCGCTTTCGTAATGCAGATAGGGACGCTCGTAATCAAGACGTCCTTGCTGTCCGCAAAGGTCAGATTGCCAGCGTATATCCTGACTTCTTTCCAGATGGGGTAGATGCAAATGTCGTTGCGAATTTTATTGACATTGTTGCTAGAGACTTATCTGAAGTCATGGCGCCTCTGCCTGCGGTCAACTGCTCCGCGGCGAATTCGGTTTCAGACAGGGCTCGCAGCTTTGCTGACAAGCGTACTCGTATTGCGAGCAATTACTTTGCCCATTCGGATATGGCTGTGCAGATGTACTCGGGAGCGGACTGGTATATAACCTACGGCTTCCTGCCATTTGTAATTGAATTAGATTCAGAAGCTAAGCTACCTCGTATTCGTCTAGAGAATCCAGTAGGTGCATATCCAGAGTTTGATAGATATGGACGATGCATAGCATTTGCTAAGCGTTACTCTATGACTCTTGGTGAGCTTGTTGCACAATTCCCTGAGTATGAGCGTGCGCTCCTTGGTGGACTTGGATACAAGCAAGAGTTAAACTCTCTTATCGAAATGGTTCGTTACTATGATAAAGACCAATCGGTAATCTACCTACCAGATAAAAACAATCTTGTATTATCTCAAGCTAAGAACCCTCTTGGCAAGATGATGATTGTTGTAGCCCGCAAACCATCTATCGATGGTGAACTGCGTGGACAGTTTGATGACATATTAGGTATTCAGTTGCTCCGCAACCGCTTTGCTCTTCTTGCTATGGAAGCAGCAGAGAAATCAGTACAAGCTCCTATCGTACTTCCACAAGATGTACAAGAGCTACAGCTTGGTGGTGATGCGGTTATCCGTACATCAAACCCAGCTGGTGTACGACGCGTAGAGCTTACACTACCACAAGGCGCATTCACTGAGCAGACTCTGCTTAATCAAGAATTGCGTGTTGGAGCACGTTACCCTGAGGGACGCACAGGTAACATTAATGCATCGATTGTCACGGGTCAGGGCGTACAGGCTCTCATGGGTGCGTTCGATACTCAGGTCAAATCTGCACAGGCAATCTTCGCCAGCGCCCTCCGTGACGTCATTCAGATTTGTTTCCAGGTTGATGAACTTATCTTCCCAGAAGAAAAGACAATTCGCGGTGTAGATGCTGGTGCTCCTTACGAGATTACTTATAATCCTAAGAAGGATATTAAGAACGATTACTCAGCTGATGTTCGCTATGGTATGCTTGCTGGTCTTAACCCAGCACAAGGTTTGATATTCATGCTACAAGCACTTGGTGGTAAATTAATCTCCAAGGATATGGCAATGCGTGAGCTACCATTTACTGTCAATGTTGGTCAAGAAGTTGAGAAGATTGAAATTGAAGATATGCGTACAGCGCTTGTTGCATCACTTCAAGCATACACCCAAGCAATCCCACAGATTGCTGCAAGTGGTGGAGATGCAAGTCAGATAGTATCTAAGATTGCACAGGTGATTAAGGCTCGCCAAAAGGGACAAGCGATAGAGGATGCGATTGAAGAAATCTTCGCACCCGTTGAACAGGTTCCTCCTGCTGGTGCCCCGATGGTTGAGCAACCGTCCCCTGCTCCCGCTGGCGCTCCAGTAGGAGGCGCTATTACTCCAGGCCCAGAAGCGGGCGGAGTTCCAGATATAATGAGTTTATTAGCAGGACTTAGATAATCTAGGAGGGGACAATGACAACGATTATCGGTGTCGAATATAAAGATAAATCTGTCATTGTTGCCGACAGTCGTATTACAGATGATAGTGGTAAATCTTACTCACATCCATTTATGCGTAAGATATCATCACGCGGCGCGTTACTAATAGCAGGAGCAGGAGAAGTATCACCCTGCGACATTGCCCAGAACATTTGGGTTCCACCAGTATTCTCAGCGAAAGATAAGAAAGATGTCTATCGCTACATGATAGTCAAGGCTATGCCTTCTCTTCGTAAATGTCTTATAGAGAATGGTTATAACTTTGATGAACCTCATGACAAGAATAAAGATGGATTAAGATTTCAATTTCTCATCGCAGTAGGTGGTGAGCTATTTGATGTTGACCAAGATTTGGCGGTAATGAAAAGTGAAGAAGGATTCTACGCAATCGGAAGCGGTGGTAGTTACGCTCTTGGAGCGCTTTACGCGGGCAGCGATGTCATCGGTGCAATGGAAGTGGCTGCACGAATTAGTGTATACACAGCACCACCATACCAAGTAGAAGAGCAACTCAAATGAGTAAGTTTAGTCAAGCCATTGATAAGGCTATGAGAGTACTTGCTGAAGAGTTAGAAGATTCAGAAAGCCAGATATGTACTGGCTGGGTATTAGTAAGTGAGTGGAGTGACTACGAAGGCACACGCTATCTTATGACAGATGTAAGTGAAAACATGAATCCTTGGTTAGCCAAGGGTATGCTGTTATCAGCAGAAGAATATTCTTATAGTCCTGAGGAGGATACAAATGGCCGTTGAGAATCGTGGCGGTGACAGACCTACAGCGGGACAAAATAATCCATACAAGATTTCTCCTAATGGTGGAAATGGACAAAGCGGTAAAAAAGCCGCAAAGGCTATGCAACTTCGCCCATCTGGCGGCGGAGCCTCTGGTGCTACTCAAGCTCTCACTCAACAAATGTCTGGTGCACCTGGCGTAATAACTACTGCTACTGCTACTCAAGGTGGCGTTCGACCATTACGTATCCCTGCATCAGAACTTGCTCCAACAGTAGGAATTGCTGACCCATCACTTCGTGAACAAGAAGATATCACAACTGGCTCTCTTGCTAATCCTGTAGGTATGATGACTCCTGGCCCTGAAGCTTTAACGCTTCCTGGCGGAGGACAAGGTGACGCTAGATTCCAGTCTAATATAGATTCTTACTATTCAGTTCTTGCATACATTCAAGGTAGAGACGATACATCTGAAGATACTCGTCAGGTAATTAATGCATTAATGAGAGCTGCTCCATCAGTAGAGGCTATTTAATAGTGGAAATTTGGAACAGAATAGGTAAACTCGCTAGAGGTACAACTGACTGGGTTGGTGATGTCCTCCTTGGAGCAGTATCTTTAACTGGTATAAAATTTGCATGGGATGTTGCTACTGCTCCATTTAATGACAGAGAAGAATTTAATGGATTCTACAATACCATTCGTCAAGCTGGTTTAGATACAGTAAAAAATGTTGGTCGCCCTATTGGCGGCATTATTGCAGCAGCTGATAAGACAGCACAAAACATTCTTCGTGAACCATTAAGTGCTGCTTTCTTAGTTGCTGGACAACAGGACTTTTCAAGAAGCGGTTTACAAAGAGCATGGAATGCTCGTAATGAAATTTCAATTGGCCAATCTGCTGCTTCAGCTCTTTTAGCCCCAGCTAAATTATTACCTGACCAGATTACTCCTGAGTTCCTTGATGAAGATTTCAATATATATGATGAGAAAAAAAGAAAAGAAGCTTTCTCAAAGAGTGTATTTGGTAGAGCAATATCTGGCTCACTAGACACAGTAGCACAGTTTGCGTTTGACCCAACTTTAATTGTTGGAAAAAGTGTCAAGGCAATTCGCAGTGTAGATGATGCTTGGGAAGCTATTCAAAAGATTCGCGTTGCTCGTGCTGGTGATGAATACAATGAGTATGTTAAATTAGCAGAAGACTTTGCGAACAATGACGCCGTATGGGCTGCTGCTCACCCTTGGGTTAGAGCAACTAACAATGAAACAGATGTTGCCTACTTACTAGGACAGACAAGTACCAAAGATGAAGCGTTAGATACTATGCTCGCTATTCTTGGCGATGATTCAGGTATTAAGCGTTTAGAAGAACTACGCCGTCCAGACTTGGCAGAGCCTATTCGTATTGCTAATGGTGAACTTGACCGTTCATCTTTAAAGATTCTACTTCGTGAAGAAGAGAGAATGCTTGGCGGACAGCAAGAGGATATGCTTCAGTTCATCATGCGTACTCCTGAAGAGATTGCTCAGGATAGAGCATACATTCAAGCATGGGCCCAGCACGATAGATACTTTGGACAATTGCAACAGATTGCAGCCGAAGCTCCAGCTACACGAGGTATTGGTCTCGGCGAAGCAGCAACAGGAAAATTTAAAGCTACGGCTCGCACCGTGCCTTATTATAATCGTGATGTAGGCGATGCTACCGTTACAATGTATCAACCTACTCGATTCCATAAACTATATTCTATAGTGCAATGGTCTCAAAGAGAACGCCCTAGCGGTTTAGTTAATCTAAACGATGGTGAATCAGTCAGAGAAATTACTGCAACAGTAGAGCGTTTACGCTCAAAGCGTTTAATGAGCGATAATGAAGCAGCACAGTTTATTACTCGTTATGCTGCAGCAGCCTCACCTGAAGCCCGTGGCCTAGTTGTTAACGAACTAGAAAGAACGGGATATCGTAGAGTTGCTGCTAAGAATGGTGTTGATTTAAACACAGCAGAAGAATTATTTAATTTCCATGTCTCTGCTCGCTCTGGAAAGATGCGCGAGATTAGAGAAGAAGGTTTCCTCTGGGATGCTATTGAGAATCGTATGATTCGAGTACCACTACTAGAGTCTCAAACAGCAAACTTCCTACCTATTGCAAACTTTGATGAGATTGATAGAGTACTTGGTGCTAATAGTAGTGTAATTAAAGCTCTTGCTGGTCGCGCTATTGACATTCAAGAGAGCGTTTCTGACTTATGGAAAGCTTCAGTGCTACTTCGCCTAGGTTATCCTGTTCGAAATGCTGTAGATTCTCAGCTTCGTATATGGGCAACTGTAGGAGCTATGGCATCTCTGCGCCA